ATCCCCGCGATCGAGGGGGGGGGGGGGGTAGTACCCCCTCCAACTCAATGCCGGGACGGGAGGGTGTACCCCTTCATTCAGCTTGCGTTAAGGAACTACGAACCGAACGTATTTGTCAGAGTAGACCACATATACGGGAGGGTAAATATGATCGACGCTCTAGAACACTCTCTAAGCGTCTCCGAGGAGGCGAGTGTGGCAAGGGTACCACTGGATACCTCCGAGGAGCTTACACGCGCTCTGGAGAGCTTACAGAGGCATCGTGAGATGCTATACTCCGAGCCACTTGCTGACGTAGGCGAGGAGGTAGCTAGGAGGCGAGGTAGGGATAACCGAGCCGATAGAATTCACCCGATGAAAGCCGCTAGGCTTGAACGGGAGGAACGACGTCGAGCTGGGATGGCGAGACGGAGTGGAGACAATCACTACAAACGCCGACTGAAGAGGAGGCGCGAGAAGTACCATCGAGTCGAGCGGAAGTACAAACTGAAGCGAGACGAGTGGATGAAGACCACAGCCGAAGGCTTGTGGTTTGACTACAAGAACAGATGGAAAAGAAAAAACGTAGAGTATGCAATTACTCAAGATGAGTTTGTAGCTCTTATGTATACTATGATAGATAGTAAATATATCTATGAGTATATATTTAGTATTTATAGAGTAGATACTAGTAAACCTATATCTACTACTAATATTACTATAGTAGATAGATATAGTAATATAGTACTATATAGTAGTATATAGTATAGTACTATATAGTATATATATATATACTATAGTATATAGTAGTATAGTATATATACTATAGTAGTATATAGTATACTATAGTATTAGTATATATATATACACTCTACCGAGTACGCTCTGTCCGAGGTAGAGTGGTGGGCTCTCAGCCGATAGTCTCGGCTGATTGAACTTATCTACCTGAACGGTGACTAAGCGTACACCTCCTCGGCTCGGGACGCCTCGTCGAGTGCTCTATCCACTTCTCCGGAGAAGACAATCCGCCATGAGTACACCACTAGAGCTTCAGGTTGTACCTAACTCTCTGCTTGAACCTCAGTTCGATTCCGAAGAGAAGCGCGCTCTTCAGAAGCTAGCTGCTGGTACGGTAGATGCTGCTGTTGATGCTGTACAGCCTCAGCTAGATCAGCTTAACCAGCTACTCCAAGATCTCACTGTTGATCCAGTACCGTTCCGCTTTGTAGCTACTGCTGGTCAGACTCAGTTCGTAATCAACGGCGTAGCCGCCGATAGCGGCGAGCTAGTCCTAGTCCACCGTAACGGTACCTACCTACACCCAGTCAACGACTACACCACGTCATTCACCGTTGGTCCGGAGACTACCACGATCACGCTAGGCACTCCCGCTAACCTGAACGACGTAGTTGCCGGCTTCGTCTACAACATCGTAGCTGTCACCGGAAGCGGCGGAGGTGCTACTACACTAGACGGACTGACCGACGTCGTAATCCTGAACCCCCAGCTAGGCGACACGATCAAGTGGAACCCAGCTCTACTTCGGTGGGAGAATGCTCCAGACGCTGCGGGGGCTGGATCAGGAACGAACATCACTCACACGGCTTCGGCTAACGACGTAACCGTAGAGTCAAGCTCAGGTCTAGCCACCACGATCCCGGCCGCTAACGGTACTCTCGCGGGCGTGATGTCAGCCGCTCAGGCTGCCAAGCTAGCCGGTATTCAGGCCGGAGCTACCCAGAACGCAACAGACGCGGCTCTGAGAGACAGGGCTACCCACACCGGTACCCAAGCCTCCTCAACCATTACGTCGGCCTCCCAGCGCGTCCTAGGCCGTTCTACGGCAGGTTCAGGGGCGGTAGAAGAGCTGACACTCGGATCTAACCTAACCCTAGTCGCCGGAGTACTTAATGCTGCTGGCGGCGGTACCCCCGACTTTGTTCTTCAATCCTACGGAGTAATCTAACATGGCAACTAACGCTAACTACGCTTCAACCCCGCGAGCTGCTGTAGCCGTACTATCCGCTGCCAATACCAACCGAGACGGTACGGGTACTATCGTCACCATTCTATCCGGAGGTGCTAGCGGTGCTCGCGTGGACGATATTCGTATCTCGGCTACTGGCACTACCACTGCAGGTATGATCCGCTTCTACCTCAGTCTAGATGGAGGTACGACCAGTCGCTTGCTATTCGAGGTACCAGTATCGCCTGTCACTCCTAGTGCTACGGTACCTTCGTTCCAGTCTATCCTGACTAACCTAGGCATTCTACTTCCAGATGCTAACGCTCAGCTAAGAGCTTCGACTAACAACGCCGAAAGCTTCCACGTAGCCGTAACCAGAGCAGGAAATTTCTAAGTATGAACGTAGGACAATTTTCAGGATTTGGCGGGATTTCGTCCGTACCAGACAGCGTGCCTATCGGAGGTACCGTACGTTTTTCGTCATCTGCTCCTCTAGAAGTAGTACTGCCAGACGGCCAAGTTTATCTACGTTCAGGAATCCTGCAGCCGGAAACATGGAAATACGGACAGCTACCTTCTTGGTTAGTGAGTCCTATAGGCACGACTAGCACATTTTCTGATGACACGTTTACAGGCACACACTTGCCCTGGCCACCCTTGTTTACGTTTTTTCCGTTTGTACATTCTTCGCAAAGTTTGCTACTAGCTGGCGGGCATACTACCGTAGATAATCTGTACACAACTAATGCTGCCCAGAACGACGTTCAGGCAAGGCTAAACCCGGGAGGATTTCCGCCATTTAATAGTGGAACGCTCACATCAGCAGGTAACGTTGGTATTGAGTTAGCAGCTACTAACGGATCTCCTTTTGCCGTACACAGAAACGTTACGACTGATTTTTCTGCTGGATGGTCTCTTGTTCACACGGCGGGATTTAACCCGGACAATGTGACAAGTGTCCAGATTCTTAATGCCGGAACTAATTGGGTAATTGTAACTGACGGCAACTCTTGGTCAGGAGGTTACTTTAGATCTAGTGATAATGGAGCTACATGGACTAGCTCTGACGCAGTTTCAGTTCTTCCTTTGGTAACTACTGGCAGCAACGGAATGGTAGTAGGAGCTTCCTCTGCAGCAAGCGGTACTTTTGTATTAGCAGTACCTCGTCTAAATCAGAGAACGGTCGGATTGCAGATTTATCGTTCTGTAAATGGGGGAGTGTCTTATAATACCCCGGCTGTAGTAGGAGAGCTAGCTGGAGGGGGAGGGGTCAGTCTCCAGCTTAGAGCACTAGGAGCCGCATTCGGTAATGGAAGATTTTTAGTACTGGATAGCCTAGGCAGAGTTTTCAGCAGCAGCGACGACGGCCTATCTTGGAGCTACGTAAGTTCTGTTCCTGTAGTAGGGACTGCGGCTTTAGTATCTCCGGGCAGCAGAACGAACATGCTGCACTTTGCTTCTGGTAGATTTTGGATTGCTACTAACGTCGCTAGTGCATTCAGCGCGGCTAGTAGACTTATCATTAGCACTACTACTGATGGCGCTCAGTGGGCTTCTGGGTATTTGGAAAGGGAGCCAGGCACAGATACCATGCTAACTGCATCTGTTACTGATAGTGCCGTTAACATATTTGCTTTTAGAGGAACCACTAGCTCAGCGAGCAGGGCCACACTGCCGATCGGCAGCTACGTGAACAATGCGATTCCTTTAGAATCCAATACAGCTAATGCAGGCTCTTATGCTTACGTGAGGGTAAAGTAACTACTATGAGTAATGACCTAACTCCCAGACTACCACTTCCGGCATTTACCAACTACATGTCGCACTTCGGGTTCCTTAGCCGCTTATCGCCCCAACAGCGATTAGCTATCCGAGTTAGGACTAACTCGACTAGTCCTAGTTACGATCCAGTCCTAGACGACGCTATGTTTCTGTTCGATAACGCAGAAACTATCGACGTCAATCTAACTACAACCCAGCAGCTTGTAGGCTACCTAGCCCAGACTGGACTAATCTCGACTTCAGATATCCCAGTACTACTAGCTCCGATTGAAAGCACTAGTCCGCACGCACGCTGGTCTTAACGTATAGGGGAACTATGTCTAAGCCATTCAGCCTAAACGTACGTCGTCAGACTGCGGCTGACTTGGTAAGGCACGAGGCGGTCAGGGAGTTCGCTTACCCTGACCCCTTGTCTTTACTAGCCCGTAAGTACCGCAGACTACCCTGGGGATTCAAGCCAGCCAGAGAGCTACTAGCGCAGATTCCAGAGAAGGAAGAGCACGGACGTCCTTGGACTGTAGGGGTAGGATTCACTCAAGGCGTGACCCCAGACTCCCGCATGACCAGAGAGCAGTCTCTCCGCAAGCTGGACGAAAAGGTTGGCAAGTACGCCGGAGATCTGCAGAGACTGATCCCCGATATCACCGAACATCCGTTCGTCATCCAAACAGTATTTCTAAATCTAATCTTCAACATGGGCTTTGGGCGACTAGCAAAGTTCAAGAACACACTAGCTTTTCTACGTCAGCGCAACTACCGAGCTGTGGCTGATAACCTAGAAAAGTCGCTTTGGTATCGACAGGTCGGTACCCGGGCCGTGGAGCTAGTAGAGCGCGTAAGAACTCTATCCATCAAACAGGAGCACGTATTCCGATGAGCAAGAAGAACAAGAAGGCCGTAGCAATGGACTGCAACATCGTAGTCCTTACCAATGACATGACCCCACAGAAGGTAGCTCTCATGGAGATGTTCTACCGGGGAGTCTTCGCTAATACCCTAGGCTACATGGATGCCCTTAACGAGGAGACTGGCGAAGTCGAGCAGCTAATCGTAGGCTTCGACAAGAACGCCGTTAACGGTCAGGTAGACACCTACCCGCTAGCTCGTCTACTCACTCCAGCCGAGGTAAGTAAGTACAAGGCACCAGACGGCAAGGGCGGGTACTTCTGATATGACAACTCAGGCCGATAAGGCTTGGATCAACGACTTGAAGGACGCTTACCTACAGGGGGCGTCCGACGTCGAGATCTGCAAGATCCTTAAGATGACCCAACGGGAGTTCGATTCCTACTACGAAAAGTCTCCGAACTTTAAGGAGATGGTAGATATCGGACGTATGATGGCCAAAGCGTGGTGGTACGAGCAGGGTAGACGTAACATCGAGAACACCAAGTTCAACACTACGCTCTGGTCATTCAACATGAAGAACCGCTATGGCTGGGCTGACAAGACTGAGAACACTTCTGTCGATGCTGACTTTGAGGACATGGATCTCGGTAAGCTAGAGCAAATGCTTCGTAAGAAGGCACCTAGCGTACTGCGCCTGATCAAGCCTACCATGACTGATGCAGAGATTGTGAACCTCGATGCCAATTGATTTTGACTCCGACCTGCCCTTGAACCCCTTTAAGCGCGTCTTCTCTTTAGAAGACGAGCTAGAGATGATGGACGCTATGCGTCCTGACAAGGACAATGATAACCGTAAGTCAGCGGCTCGTAAGATCTACGAGGTCACTAAGCTGATGGAGGTCTACGAACGCAAGCTAGCCGAGGCCGGTACTAGCAAGTGGTTCGTGGACGGTACTACTACAGACATCTCTAACTGCCCAAGGCACCGTGCTTTCTTCGAGGCCGGTGCCGTTTATTACGAACGTCTGTTCATGGCAGGCAACCGCTGTGGTAAATCTATCTCAGGAGCTTTTGAGACGGCTTGCCACCTTACCGGACTATACCCGGAGTGGTGGGTAGGTAAGCGCTTCGATCATTCGATCTCAGCTTGGGCTGCAGGTCAGACAGGTCAGACTACACGCGATACCTGCCAAAAGGAGCTACTAGGCCCTCCGGGAGCCCTAGGTACCGGCATGATTCCTAAGGAGCTTATCCTAGGAACGGCAGTAAAGCAGGGCGTGGCTAACGCTATTGAACTCGTAAAGGTACGCCACGTATCAGGAGGAGTATCGGTACTAGGATTCAAGTCCTACGATCAGGGAGTCAAGGCGTTTTACGGTACGGCCCAGCACGTAATCTGGCTGGACGAAGAGTGCCCTGATCTGATCTACAACGAATGCTTGATTCGTACCATGACTACGGGCGGCATCCTGTACGTCACCTTTACGCCGCTGCACGGTATTACCCCCTTCATCGCTAACTTCTGCAAGAACGCCAACTTCCTAGCCGGAGCTTCCCCGGTTACGATCATGACGGACGAGGAAGAGGAAGAGCAGCTAGGTATCGGTAACAAGGCCAGCCGCGCTGTAGTCCAAGCCGGATGGGACCACGCTCCGTGGCTAGACGAAGACACCAAGAAGCGCCTAGAAGACAATACTCCTCCGCACCTACGCGAAGCTCGTCGTAATGGCACTCCATCCATCGGCTCTGGTAACGTGTACCCTATTCCGGTGGAGGAGATTGTGGTAGACGACTTCACTATCCCCGGTCACTGGCCTAAGTGGTACGGCCTAGACGTGGGCTGGAATAGAACTGCCGCTGTCTGGCTAGCCAAGAATCCTGACGATGGGTCTATCTACGTGTACTCAGAGCACTATCGCGGGCAGGCTGAGCCAGAAGTCCACGCTGCTGCCATGAAGTCTAGAGGTGACTGGATCCGAGGGTGCATCGATCCCGCCTCTAAAGGCAGGTCTCAGGTAGACGGACGTAAGCTCATTGATGTTTATCGCAAGCTAGGACTTAAGCTAGTCGAGGCTAATAACGCCGTAGAAGGCGGTATCCAAAACGTCTGGTCACTACTCAGTTCAGGTAAGCTCAAGGTATTTAAATCCTGCGTGAACTTATTGAAGGAGTACATGGTCTATAGACGCGACCTTCAGGGAAGGATCGTAAAAGAGAATGACCACGCCCTAGACGCTTTGCGCTACGGCATCAATACTGATAACGTAGCCACGGTTCAGCCAACCAATATGGTAAGACACCACAGAGCCGCTAGTGCCCTCGGAGGAATCAGATATGACACCTAACGATATGCCCGTCGAAGCCGAGCAGGACCTACTGCAGGCTACTCCGGAAGAGCTAGAAGAGCAGGCACGACAAGCCGCAGAAGCTGAACGTGAGCGCCGGGAAGCCCTACTTAAGGATCTAGCCGCTACTGTAGAATCAAAGTTTGAGACTCGTCGTAAGAATCGCTCAGGCAAGGAACGCCAGTGGCAGGAGTCTATGCGCCTATACTACGGATCCCTTGCCAAGGTAGGTAAGGCCGGCGTAAGCCCTGATCGCCCGTTCTCGAAAGAGGCTTCAGCCGATCGCCCGGACTACAACATTGTACGTACCAAGTGCGACATCGCCATTGCTCAGCTAATCTCTCAGCAGTTTGCCGGGGGCGATAAGAACTGGGACCTGCTTCCGTCTGGAGAAATGGATGCTCAGGCTTGCATCGGCATGGAAAACACGATGGTCCGTCAGCTCGATAAGAGCAAGTACGGATACGAGTCGCGTACTGCTATCGAAGACCGCGTTATCCTAGGCTCGGCTGTTCTTAAGGGTCCTGTAAATACCAGTAAGGTCAAGTCATCCTACAAGCTGGATCCGACCAGCGCTCAGTGGGCTCCGGTATTCCAGTCTAACACTGAGCCGTCGTACGTCCGTGTCGATCCGTGGTACTTCTACCCGGACGATTCGACTAACGACTTTTGCTCCAGCGAAGACACAATCGAACTACACCCCCTCTCTAAGACGGAGATGGCAAAGTACTCTAAGCATCCCGGCTTTATCCGAGACGCGATTATCGAGCTACTCAAGGAAGATCCTAAGGACTACAGCACCTCGGCTATCGAGGAAGCCTCAGCCCTTATGGAAACTAGCCAGTCGTACATGAAGAACAAGTACATGGTCCTAGAATACCACGGCCCTGTCACTTCTGAACAGCTAGAAACCCTAGGCATCGTACCGTCTTACGACTCAGTAGACGGCAAGACCTACTACGGGGAAGTCTGGGTGTGCCAAGGTAAGGTTATCCGCGTAGAGCTAGCTAACATTGAAGACTTCGAGCTACCGTATCAGGTATGCGAGTACAAGCGCGACCCTGTTAGCCCGTTCGGCGTAGGTCTACCGCTGCTAGTACGAGATGCCCAGCGCGTCGTAACCCAGTCGTGGCACATGGTACTGGATAACTCGGCCATTTCTTCTGGTCCTCAGGTAGTTATGCAGAAGGATCTCATCGAACCAGTAGACGGTGATTGGGAAATGCGTCCTCGCAAGGCGTGGTTCCTTACCGACCTGTCGGCTAACGTTAATCAGGCGTTCCAGTTCTTCGTGCCTCCCAACGTTTCAGGCGATCTGATGGCCGTACTGACTGCCGCCAAACAGTTTGCCGAGGAAGAGTCTGGTATTCCGCTAATGACGGCTGGTCTTCAGAACGGAGCAGCAGTAACTACTGACTCAGCTACCGGCCTAGGGCTACTACAGCAGGCTAGTACCACGCTACTCGATCTGCTAAACGAGATGTGGGACGACAAGGTGACTACTCGCGTCATCAAGCGTCTGTACGCTTGGAACATGCAGTACAATCCTGACCCGGCGATCAAGGGTAACTATGAAGTAGACGTTAAGTCTAGCTCGGATTACCGTAACAAGCAGCTATACATCCGCGACATGGAGAAGCTGAGTCTAGAAGCTAGCCAGAATCCGCAGACCGGTAAGTACGTTAACCTAGATGAGCTGCTAGTTGCTCGCCTAAGCATGATGCATCTACCCTCAAGCCGCATCATTCGCACTCCTGAGGAAGTAGCTGCCTACGAACAGCAGATGGCGCAGGCTCAGGGACCCAATCCGGAGCTAATCAAGCTACAGCTAGAGGAAAGACGCCTAGCTCTAGAGGAAAAACGTGCTGCCCTAGAGGAGCTGCGCCTAGAGTTTGAGTTCAATCAGGCCCAGCAGCGCGAGGCTTGGGAATTCCAAGAGCGTCAGTCTAACACCTACGCCCGCGTAGCAGAAGCAGAGGCTCAGGTAGTAGCCAGCCAGAACGAGAAGGACGTAGCTATGCTCAATCTAGCTGCCAAGGACGAGCAGTTCAGGGCTAAGCTAGGTACTGATCTAGAGATTGCCCGTATGCGTGAAGAGACTAAGGCATTCCTAGCCGGTCAGCAGGACAATCGTAAGCAGATCGATCAGCTACTAATCGCACGCGAGCAGAAGCTCAAGCGCCAGACCGGATCGGGTATCTAACATGAAAGCACGCATCCCTAACCTCAACATCTACGACTCGAACTGGGTAGCTATCAAGGACTTCCTAGCTATCCAGCTACAGAAATCACGAGAAATGCTAGAAAATCCTACATTAAGCCATGAGGATTCTTGCGTAATTCGTGGAAAGATCCTTGTTTACAAGGAGCTACTAGCCGCTGAACGTGACATTCAACAGGCCGCGACTAGATCGCCAACTTAAACGGAGAATGAACTTTTATGAATAACACCCCTCTAAGCGACAGCGAAGCCCAGAAGCTGTTTGCCAGCGTCAGCAAGAATCTTGATGACCCTGATAAGCTAAACGAGATTCTGGACGCGGCTACGGTGCCGGATCCTGATCCCGCCCCGGAAGTAGGAGAGGAAGAGGTAAAGCAGGAAGTAGAGAAGAAGGAAGAAGAGAAGCAGGCCCCGACGCAAGAAAGCGAAGCTCAGGTCCCGGCAGCTCAGCCGGAAGCCACCCTCTCAAGGGAAGAGCTAGAGCGTCTAGTACAAGAGAACAAGCTACTGCAGCACAAGCACCGATCGGAAACTAATCGGACCGCTGCACTACAGCGTAAGCTCAACGAACTAGAAACTCGGCTAGCGTCACTCAGTTCTACTGCCGCCCAGCCGCCAGCTAAGGCCGCTCCGGCAACTGAGGAAGGCGAAGACGACGATCTTGCAGAGCTAAAGCGTACCGACCCCGCCCTTTATCGGATTATCAAGAAGCGCGAGGAAGCCGCAGCAGCTCAGATCGCCAGTCTACAAAACACTCTTACGCAAGAGCTAGCTCCTGTAAAGCAGGCTTGGCAGCATCAGGAAGTAGCGTCTGAAAAGGCGAGACTTGCTGAGATGGTACCTAACATTGCAGAGGTTGTACAAAGTGAGGCGTTCCACGCTTTCGTGGGTAGTGCGTCTGACGGAGTAAAGCGTCTAGTAATGTCCAAGCACGCTGACGATGTTGTAGCAGGACTCCAAGTTTACTCTCAGTGGCTACAGGCAAATGGCATGGTTAGGCAGGCTCCGGGGCAACAGGAAGCGCCGCAAGCTGTGCCAAGTCCAGCCGCTAGCCACCTAGCTGGTGAGCGTGAACGTAAGCTACAGCAAGCGGTTACTGTAAAGAGTCCGGCTGCTCCCGAAAAGAAAGAACTCACAGCAGAAGAGCTTTTCGCGCAGTCGTATAAGCATTTCCATAAGTTGCATGGAAACTAACCTTAGTTAAGGAGATTTAATATATGGCATTTTCAGGTACTCAGTACGGCGACATCTCACCTCGCGTAGGTATCGTAGCCGTCGCTAACATGCTCGCTTACGCGGACACCCAGATCATCCTCGACAAGTTCGCCAAGGTCGAGGCTGTGCCGAAGAACAAGGGCCTCGTCATTCGCTTCCGTCGTCCAGTTCCGTTCGAGGCTAACCCGACCGCGCTGATCGAAGGCGTTACCCCAGCCCCACAAGCCCTTGAGTACGAGGACGTTCAGACCTCGCTAGCTCAGTACGGCGCTTGGGTCCCGTTCACGGACGTCATCGCTGACACCCACGAAGATCCAAACCTTAAGGTCATGACCGAACTCTGTGGTAAGCAGGCGGCTGAGACCAAGGAGCTTATCACGTGGAACGAGATCCGTGGCGGTACTCAGGTGTTCTTCACCGGTACGGCTACCAGCCGCGCTCAGGTTCAGGCGGTTCTAGACATTGACGACATTCGTCTCATTGTCCGACAGCTCAAGCGTAACCATTGCCGCAAGATCACCAAGAAGCTCTCGGCTTCTCCGAACATTGCGACCGAGCCGGTCAACGCTTCGTTCGTAGGCGTCGCCCATACCGACCTTGAGCAGAACATCCGCGCTCTGCCCACGTTCGTCCCGGTCGAGCGCTACGCTTCAGGTACTCCTCTCCATGCCAACGAGCTTGGCCGCATTGAAGAGGTCCGCGTAATCCTAAGCCCGATGCTAGAGCCGTTCCTAGGCGCTGGCTCAAGTACCATTACCGGCGTACTCAACAACGGCGCAAACGTTAACGTCTATCCGTTCATCATCTTCGGTGAAGAGGCTTATGGCGTTACCCCACTTAAGGGTATGGACTCCGCCGCGATCGCGGTAATGAATCCCAAGATGGGTGCCAGCTACGAGGATCCGCTCGGTCAGCGTGGTTTCGTTTCATGGAAGATGTGGTTCTCGGCTGTACGTCTAAACGAGCAGTGGATGGCTCGTCTTGAGACTGCGGTTGGTGCCCTCTAATCTCACTAGTTAAGGAGAAGTAAACTATGTCTTTCCGTTCACCTTCACACGTCGGCGGTGTCCGTCACCGCGCGATCAACGAGGCTCCGTTCGAGATCAGCGCCACTATCGACCTACCTGCTGGTCGTGGTCTCGTACCTGCCGACCGTCTCCGCTTCTTCCAGATCGGAGCCGGTTATCAGGTAACTGAGCTAACCATCAACACTGACGACCTAGATGCTAGCGGTACTCCGACCATCACCCTAAACGCCGGCTTTGAATCACACAATACCGGCGCTCAGGCTTCTAACCTAACCGCGTTCGCCGCGGCGTCAACGGTTGGTCAGGCTGGTGGTACCGCTCGCTTTGAGCCCACGGGAGCTGCTCCGGTAGTTAACTACACCGTAACGCTGTCGCCTCAGGCAGGTGCCGCTACTGCTCCTGCTGTTCCGACGCGAATTACGGTTACGGCTATCGTCGTACCTGCCCGCGCTAATGCGATCCCGTCGCTAGGTAACGCCAACGGCGCTGCTTACGACCACGGTCGTCCTAACCCCACCGTCTAATTGACGATGGACTGGAGGGGGAGGGAAACCTCCCCTTCTAGCCTTACCAGTCAGTGGTGTAATGGCAACATGCGGGACTCCAAATCCCTGCGATCTGAGTTCGAGTCTTAGCTGGCTGGCCACCTATCTAATGTAGAGGAGATCTACCGTCATGAGTAATGACCACGCAGAGTACACTAACGATCTAGACAACCTTCCGATTGGCGAGCTTCGTAAGAAGGCCGGCATTTACCGCGTGCCGCTAGCGCGCGACATGACTAAGGAAGACATCATCAACGCCATTCGAGCCAAGATGGCTGAAGGCAAGTACGCTCTAGAGGCGTACGGTGACGCTCCCAAGCCCGGCTACGCTCGCATCGAAGTACACCTAGATCCAAATCCGACTTCCTCGAATCGCCCAGTCTACGTCTGTGTCAATGGCTACGCGGTTCTAATTCCGAGAGGCATCAAGGTAGACGTTCCCATCAAGATCGTCGAAGCTCTCAACAACGCTAAGTCGAAGCGTCTACGCGAGAATGCCTCAGTCCCGCCCAACAACCCAGCTCGTTTCTACTTTGAAGAGGTAGCAAACTACCCGTTCAGTGTCCACGGCATGACGCCCGGTCCAGATCCTCGCGGAGAAAACGAGAAGGTAAAAGCTGCAGTACACCTACCGCGTAAGAAGTTTCATGAGAAATTCGGCTACTGGCCAAGAGAGGATGAACTCAAGGAAGCTCTACGCGACGGTCGTCTTGTAATCGAATACGTTAAGTAATCTCAGGTAGGAGGGTTTAGTGGACTTTATCGAACTAGTAAACGAGACGATCTCGGAATCAGGGGCTACCCTATCAGAGCTGGACTCGGTAGAGTTTGCTAATCCCTCCGATCCTATGCACCGTCGCTTCAAGATGTGGGTAGCTAGATCTTGGAAAGAGCTACAGCTAAGCCGAGAGCGATGGAGCTTTATGTCTAAGCGCGGGTACGGAGTAATCCTCCCGCGTATCTACGTCAAGAATGGCAGCCTCCCGAGCGAACCTACGCCGGGAGAGCTGTTTGAAGGTAAGATCAACTCCTCGACTTTTACAGTTGTAAAGGTTACGACCTTGAGTGGTAGCTGGGCTGCTGGCACCGCCGAAGCTTTCATCGATATCGATAACCTAGTAGGCGAGTACGGACTAGGAGAAGCATTCAACCGAGTCACTGACGGCGCACAGGACTGCTTCATGATTGGAGGCAGAGCGCGTTGGGACTTCTCGGAGTTTGCTCCTGACCTAGACGACCTAGACTATAACTCAGTGTACCTAGGCTACGTAGATTCTACGCCAGCGGAGTACATGGACGGTCTGGACTTCGTTGAGTGGAATCTGTGGAATAACTACTACGAGGCTGACGTAGGCAATCTAAGCAAGCCAGCCCAGATTACCGAAACTCCCGACAGACTGACTGACCTGTACCCTAGCCCAGAGAAGCCCTACCGCATCTACTTCAACTACGATCGTGGTCCTCAGGAGCTAGTACTGGCAGGAGATGTACCAGACATGCCGGAGGAGTTTCACACGATGATTATGTGGGGCGCAGTGCTCCACTATGCAGAATACGATCAGAACAACGCACTAGCCGCAAGAGCCGCTAGGCAGTACCGCAAGTACAAGATCAGACTGGAGAACAAGTGTCTACCTAAACTAGGCTGGGCACCAAGTCCATACAACAGAGGTTAAGTCCAATGAGCTACACGAACGATGTAATTCCTCTAGCCTACGGACTCGACCTAGTAGAACCCAAGCCGCTAGCTGCCTCCGGGTCGCTGGCGGTTTGTCGTAACTACGAGATTACGGACAAGGCCGGTCTACGCCGTATTGACGGATTCGAGCGCTTCGACGGAAGACTAGGCGGAGAGTGCGATAAGTATTGGCAGGTATCAGTAAGCTCGCCTGTAGGATCAGCAAGCCTAGGCGATGTACTAGCCGTAGATACGTTTGGCGCTATCGGCACCACTACCGGCATCCCTAGCAATCAGCTAGGTGTATTCGTATTAGGAGCGGTAGTACAGGTAGTTAACTCTACTAGCTACATCGTAGCTGTCATTAACGAAGACCTATTCCCTGTAGTAAGGGACGAGGATAGCTACGTCACGTCACTAGCTACTGGCGTAGATCGCCGTCTGTTCCGTCTTAACAAGAGTACCAAGACTCTAGTAGAGCTGGGCAATCTGTCCTTGGTTAGAGACCTGAGGTTCTTTGCCACGTCCCCGCAGGATCAATACACCAAGGCGCTAAGCTACATGACTTACCTGCGCTCGACGGTAACTAGCCTGCCGGGTCCTGCGGTAATGACCTATCGTCACAAGGGCATCAACTACGCCGCTGCTGGAGCTAACACTCTGGAGCTTCGCGGCTCGGTAGCAGGCGCTATTGTTGTGTCGTCCGTGCCGAATACTGTAGTAGGCAATTCGTTTAACGGAGCCACTGCGCGCATTCTAGGCTACGAAGTAATCACTATCTCAGGGGAAGACCGAGTAGTAATTTCCTACGAGGACCTTAATACTGGGTCGTGGGATCTAGCTGCTGCCACTACTGGCACTACCATCTCCGGACTCACTGCCACTATTGGCGGCCTTTCCCTAGGCGCCGGACGATCGCTGGTTATCTTCGGCAAAGGCTACAGCCCTGACAAGGCCGTGATGTTTACCTGTGGTGCTGAGCAGGCGGAGTCTGTGTCAGACTACTTCGCTTCTATTCATGGCGGATGGAAGTTCTTTAACACCGGATGGTCGTTCTCGTATAATACTGGCAACAGCCGTGTGTCTGGTCAGGACGAGATCCCTAAGTATGAGCGCGGCCTAAGTATCCCTACTCCCGGCACGTTCCAGTACTGGATCTCTGACGGTACTAACACCTTTACTGTAGACCTGAATACCTACAAGGTAACTAGCGGTAACTTTTCGGCGGGCAACGCTGCAGGTACTATGCAGGTTACTAAGGTGGTGAGAACTGCTGGCACTGCTCCGATGTTTACTAGCGGATACAGCGTGTACAATTCAGCTACGCTGACTGCTCCTAACCGAGTAGCCGTTATCACGTCTGTGCCTAGCTATAACTTCCTGCCCGGCATCTCGGCTCTTCAGAGAGCTTCTAGCCGTTACGTAGCCAGCGACTACAACTACTACGGCCTAGAAGATCTAGATGCCGTGTACGCCGCTACAGGGGCCTCTAAGGCGTTCTACTTTAACCGCGAGCGCCTGATCTTCATTAACGACAGTACGCCTGCTACCGAGTATCCGCGTCATACGGACAGGATCGCCAACTCTCTAGCTCTAGGCTACGCCGATGGCATGGTCCGTATCTCCGTAACAGGGGAGCCGTGGAACTACTCTGGTATCGACGGTGCTGCCGAGTTTGCTATGGGCTATCCGGTACGCGGACTGCTGTCTATGCCGGGGGATACCCTCGGAGTATTCTGCTCTAACGGCGTGTTTGCTATTCAGGGTAGCGTGCCTGACAACTTCTTGAAGCGAGTCATCCTGCCCAAGACCGGTGCGGTGGAGTACACGGCTGTATCACTAGGCGACATTGTATTCTGCTCGCACTCAGGCGTAGTAGCTCTCAGCCAGTCAGACAAGTATGGTGACTTCGTAGGCATTCCTATCTCGTACAAGCTGTCTCCTATCATCCGTCCTAAAACGTCAGCTAATGGTGCCATTGTGTGCGCGATTCCTATCCGCACCAAGAATCAATACAAGGTGTTCTCCGCAGACGGAGATATCTTTACGTTCACCTTCAACGAAGGACGCCCGGTACAGGGAACGACGCAGACCTTGTACCTAGGTCTAGAAAACTTTACAGATGTAAACGGCAAAGAGTTCGTACCTCTAGCTTTGTCGTCTGTCCTAGATCATGACGGTATCGAGACAGTACTAGCTGCACATTACTCTCCTACTAGTCGCGTAGCTTCTAACTATCTGTACAAGCTGGATTCAGGCTGGGGCTTTGACGGCAAGGCTATCAAGGCTGAATTCGACGTCAACTGGTACTTTGCTGGCAATCCATTCGGGTACAAGGTAATGCGTAAAGTACGAGTCGATGGCGTGAGCCGTGGACTAGCCTCGCTTAGAATCACTACGGCTAAGGACTACGAAAACGAGTATCAGTCTACGCTGATCAACGCTTCAATCCCCGATCGGCAGGACTTCATCAAGCAGGGTGATACGCCCTACACCAACATGGCTAACGTAGCCGAACGTGGTTTAAACGTATCTATCAAGGTACTGCACGAGCCCAGCATCAACGCTCCGGAACCTTCTCATACACTTCAGACTCTATTCATCCAGTTCACTCCGACCAAGGTAGATGCTTAAGGAGCCCCTATAATGACCAGTACTGTGCCATCAACTCAGCAGCTAGGAATGCAACTGATCGGGGAGATGCCTCAGATCAGAACTAACGTAGGTCCCGGCTTCCAGCCAGTAAACGTGGCAGCGCCGGCGCGGGCAGGCGACATTAACGTTAACCGGGAGATCTCGGCTACCAAGGCTCTTACTAAGCCTATGGACTACCAGTTTGCTGAAGATCGTCTAACCAATATGGTTAACTCGAACAGCCGCTTCATGACGGAAGCTAAGCGTTCGGGTCTAGAGCAGGCTGCTACTCGTGGAGCCGGTAACAGTTCTATTGCTGCCGGTGCCGCCATGCGTGAGGCTATGAGAGCTGCGGCCCCTATCGCTCAGCAGGACGCAGGCTTTACGCAGACCGAGTATGGTCGTGGCATGGCTGCTCAGTACGAAGATGATCTGGCTGGTAACGCCCTGATCCGTGATCTAGACAAGACCCTGTTCACTCTACGCGGGCAGAACGCTATGTCTCAGAACGATCTGATGCGTAACATCGCTATGGCCAATGCTCAGGCTGGTATTGCGGATTCGCAAGAACGCGCTCGTATGGCTCGTCAGAATGAGATGGCTAACGCTGACGTTATGCGCGATGCTATCAGAACGCAGACCGACTTCCAGTTCCGTAACCAGATGGCTGAGAACGATACGTTCCGTCAGAACTGGCTACAGGAACAGTCTAGCTTCCGCGACATGATTAGTCAGACCTATACTTCTGAGCTAGGACTAAACGCCGCTATGCTAGATCGCCTAGGACAAGCTTTCGTAGACGACCCAGAAGTATACAACCCGCAGGTAGTTAGCGGAATGCTCAACTTCTTCCGTGGTCAGGCTAGCGGTATCATCAACCAGACCCTATCCAACATCATCGGAGATCGCATCGGCGCTACCCAACCCGTCCCAGCACCTCGTCCGCCGACTGGCGCTGAGCAGCCCGGCGTGATTCGTGATCCCGGTACCTAAGGAGTAATATATGTCATTGTTTGGTAACATTCTAAGAGGTGTCGGATCTGCTATTCTCGGTAGATCTCAGCAGCGCTCTGCGGATCGTGCAGCTAGAGAGATGTCAGAGCGAGAGATCGCATTCGAGCGAGAGGCTATCGGCCTACGCGCTAACGAAGATCGTCGTACCGCCAAGGAAGCTGCCCTTCTACAGGAGTGGATGCGTCAGAATACGAGAGGTGAAAGAGTACGAGGGGCCAAAAACTTTACCGAGTTTGCCGGGTCAGAGTTCAGGAACTATACACCTGCCGCGTCTGCTAATGGTAGGCAGGTAACGCCTGACGAGTTCATCAGCTCAGGCGGATTGCTAGCGTCACTGGCAAATCCTTCGACCCCTGCCGTTACCCCAGCTACTCCAGCCCCTGCTAGTGGCGGACCGATCGGCAACCTAACTAACGCCCTGTTTCCGAGGATTCCATAATGGACGAGAAGTACGCAGAAGGCGAGGATGACGGCAGCGAGATGGACCTAGACATTCTCGTTGGTCTATCTCTCAAAGTCATCAACAGCCCCGAAGGCGCGCAGGCGCTAGTCGCCGCCGCCAAGAACACCAAGACTCCGGCTAAGGGTACTGGCCAGTTCATCATCATGCTGATCGAGAACGTCAGTAAGGCCCTAGAAGATAGCGGCATTGATGTAGACCCAGCAGCTTGGATGGCGTCTGACGGCGCTGTAGCTGAGGTCACTAACGATATCATCGACGTCCTTGTAGAGGGCGGAGTCGAGATTGATCCTAACACATTCGCAGAAGAGTTGTACTTCGTAGTAGCGGACATGGTTAAGGGCATTGCACAGACGGAAGAAGCTCAGTCAGCAAGTCCTACGGCCAGCGCTAGTCCGATCGCTAACGCCCCACTACTAGGATAAGGAGATATCTATGTCACTACTAGAAGCTATCCTAGGTGGAGCAATGCAGGGCGCTGGAAAAAGTATGGTCGAAGAAGACCAGCGCAGAAAGGACTACTTGGACGAGAAGCGCCGCAACGCTAGAGAGGACGCGCTAGAGGCACGCCGTGCTAAGCGCGCGCTAGCCGAACAGCTACGCCAAGAACAGCGCGAAGACGGGCAGTACGCTCGGCGTCGTGCTGATCAGGTTGCTGATCGAGATCTAGAGTGGAAGCGTGGTGAGCCAGAGCGTCAGACCAATCGTCGCTACATGGACTGGATGATGAGTCAGCCTCGCGGAGGCAGCGGTGGTGGTGGGTCCAGCCGACCCGTATCCGTCACCAGCGAAGGGCTGCTAGCCAAGATGGGATTCCAGAGCAAAAACGAGCTGTATAAGTCAGGCGACGAGCAGGCTATTACCGCGTACGAAAGCCTACTTGGCACCAAACTAGCTCCTGAAGAACTGGACGATCTTAACAATCGCCTAAGCGGTCTAGCAGCTAAGCGTCGTGGTGCTCAGAGCATTCTATCTAGGCAGGATGATGGTATGCTTTACTTTGACACTGGAGCGCCTAACCAAGTACGTAACTCGGATCTAATTAGGCAGGCTGCTCTGCAGTCACGCCAGCCACCAACTCGATAAGGAACCTACCTTAGTATGGCACTTACCTCGTATCAGCGCAGACTAATCTCTCTAGGTCTAGCCACTCCTGAAGAGTTCGGCGTAGAGAGTAGCGCCGTAGCTCCGCTATCTATCAACGAGTTTCTAGTAGACCCTACTCCTCGCCTACCTACTTCGGCTAAGCCTAAGGAAGATATGGGCCTACTGGAGATGGTCGGCCTTATTCCAGAAGCGGCCATTCAAGGCCGTCGTGCTGCTGATACTACTGCCGCCGAACTAGAGAGAGATCTAGCTGGATCTGGCAGAGATATTGTAGGCAATGGAGGAGTGCGTAATCCGTTCAATGCGTTAGGTGCTCTCTACGACGTAGCCACTACTGATAAGACTCTAGGCGAAGCACTTGTCGATAGAATCACGTCCGATCGTGAGGAGCTTGCTCAGGCGCGCGCTGATCAGGAAGAGGCCCGTCGAAAGGCAGAAGCTCTTGGCGAACGTAGTACTTTCCTACGTACGGTCTCTGACGCTGCTGGCTCAGCTCCTGAAAGCGTAGGCTCAGTAGTAGGTGGTGTAGCGGGCGGTGCTCTAGGTACGCTAGCTGCTCCCGGCGTAGGTACCGCTGCTGGCGGAGTAGTAGGATCTGCTGTTGGTTCTATCCCCATGGCCCGCAAAGCTTTCTTCGCTTCGTGGGACGAGGCGTACAGAGCCGCACGTGAGGCTGGCATGGGAGAGCAAGAAGCTGCCTCTCTAGCAGACGAGCAGGCGTTTGAGCAAGCTGCTACCGAGTTTGGTGCCGAAGCTGTGACTGGTGCTATCCCCGGTCTTAAGATCGGAGGCGGGCTGCTAAAGCGTACGGCGCTTAATGCTCTAGGTCGTACTGCAGTAGAGGCTGGCTCGGAAGCTGTAACTCCCTATGCTCAGAATGCTGTGCGTGCCGGCTCTGCTGCTCTCGAAGGAGACGCGACGGAGGCCGGCGTAATTGCCAGCATGGTCAAGGATTGGGATAGTCCAGAGCTACGTGAAGAGGCTGTACGAGGATTACTCGCTAGCGGTCTAGCTTCTGGCGCACTCGTTACTCCGACTACTGCTGTCGAGCAGGCGGCACAGATTCGATCAGAGCAGGACCTACAGAGAAAGAAGGATAACCTACGCAACGAAGCTAAGGATGCCTTCAATATTGCGCGTACTGATCGTCTCCGTCAGGAGGCTGAGCTTGCTCGCGCTACCGAGGCTATCAAGCAGCAGGAGCTAGCTCGCTTCGCTGCCAAGAACGAGAACAATGCTCGCATCGCTTCCGCATTTCAGACTGGCAAGGCAGAGCAGCTAGACCTATTCGGAGGAGATCCAGAACTAACCGATGGTGTTGGTGGTGTGATGGAAGCTGAGTCGCGTCTAGCATCAGAGCGCAGCGTTCAGGCTGCTCAGCAAGAAGCGGGTGTACGTGAGCGTCGTGCTCAGCGAGATGCCCTCGATCGTGAGATTGCTACTACGGCGGCTAACGAGCCAGGCAACATCATGGCTAATGCTTTCGCGGAAGCTAACCGCGATCGCAGTATCGCCAATGCGGTAGACCTACCTACCCCGGTACGGCAGGAGACTACCACAGTAGCTCAGCCGGAGCCAGAACAGCTATCGCTACCAATGGTAGACAATCAGGTGCGGGATATCGACGAAGCTCGTCGTGCTGTAGCTGAGCGTCAGCGTAGGCAGCAGGCTGGTAGACAGAGCGCTGTAACTAGACAGGCAGAGGTATCGCGCAAAGAGATGCGCGACTTTGCCGTGCGTTATCTGGAACAGAATCCTAACGCTACCGATGACGACGTATTGGTAGCCCAGAGAGATTGGCGTGCTAGCGAGATTGCCCGCAGAACGCAGGTGCAGACTGCTCCTGTAGCTGCTCCAACTCCTGTAGCTTCTAAGCCGACTAAGCCCGCAGCACCTAAGGTACCTAAGGTAGCAGACGAAGACGGTAACGCCCCTGCTGTATCGTACGACGACGTACTTGCTCGCCTAGCTAAGCCTACGGACACTCCTGCTGTTACCGAGAAGGTAGCCAAGGTTGTACCGGAGAAGGCTGCTATCACTGTTGAAGGTGATACAGAAGAGTTTGACTTGGCTAGAATCAAAGAGCCTGACGTACGCGAAACGGCTAAGCGTAATCCTAACCTGCGTAACTTCCTAAAGGGTACCGTAGTAGAGCCGGTGATGTACCACGTTACCAGCAAGACTGCTGATATCCGTAACTGGGTAGCTGCTCGTGGACAGATTGGCCCCCACCTTAGCACTAACGCTGAGGTAGGTACTAAGGCTGCTCGCGGCAGTAATCAAGACAAGAAGGCGCTACGCATGGCTGTCAACATCAAGAAGCCGCTGCGTTTGCAGGACTACGGTAACTGGAGCATCGAGGATGTAGGTCCGCAGCTACGCGACATGAACCTAATCACTCAGGAACGTCTAGCGCAGGCTGAGGCGGAAGTTGCCGCTATCCGCAAAGAGTACGAATCCCTAGACTTTAGCACGCCGTCTTCTGAGAATAGGATGGTTGAGCTAGAGGCTAAGGAGAATGCAGTAGTACGCGAGCTGATCCGAGAGACCGGACACGATGGCGTTATGTACGTCAATCGTTTTGAGATCCCCGGACTAGATGACGCTGAGAAGCAGTCACGCCTAACAGCTCGCGGTAAGCCTCGCGGTGCTGATCTAGTTATGCCTGATGCCGAGTTCGCTGACATCTTCCCCGAGGTGGATGTGTCTGTCATGGCTCTCGACTCTAACCAAGTCAAGAACATCGACGAGAACACGGGGGAGTTTAATCCAGCTAACCCCGACGTCAAGGCGGCAGTGACTACCGGAGAGATTGCCGAAACCTACGGAGAGGATGCCGCTAGCCTAATTGATGACTACAACAATGCTCGCGGTCCGGAGCAGCGAGTACAGGCTCTCTTTGACTATCTAGAGGTAGCATCACGTACTGGCCGTGAAAACGTACTTGTTCGTGCCCTGCTGCCGATCATGAAGAAGTATCAGGGCCTAGTACCTGACATTCAGATCGACGCGGCCAAGAAGTATGTCAAGACTCAGGGCGGCCTAGAGACGCTAGGCTACTACAATCCAAACAACGGCAAGCTCCGCTTCGGTATGGGCGGTATCAATCCCCGTATTGTAGCTCACGAGATCCTACACGCTCTTACTTGGGTAAGACTACGTGATAAGGCTGCTGTTAAGACTGACAAGCAACTAGCTGCTGCTGTCGCTCAGATCAACGAGGTACGTAACAGCTTCCAGCAGTGGTACGATACCAAAGGCAGGCAGGAGCTAAAGCGTAATCCAGACTCCCCGCTTAGCAAGATCATCTCTCCGCGTAACGGCGGCTTGGTGGATCAGGCTGGTAAGGTAGACGTGGACGAGATTGTAACCTACGGCCTGACAGACAAGAACATTCAGGATGTACTGCGTAGCCTACCGGCTCGTGGTACGCTCGGCAACGTCTATCGTAAGTTAGTCAACGTAGTCCGCAACGCCCTAGGCATGGCTGACTCTAAGAAGAACATGGATGCACTTGAGTCGCTACTAGAAGCTACGGCCACGGCTATCGACACCACTACTACGGATAACCGTAGCGAAGTGCTGTCGGATGTTTCTGATTCTACCGTAGACGAAGTAGCTACGCAGGCTAGAGAAGTAGCGGCTGCTGCGGCAGGTGGGCTAGATAAGACTACTCTTATGGACAGGCTGTCTGTTTCTACTAATGCGCTAGAGCGTGCTGAGCAGGTAATGAAGGGCAAGCGCGATCCTAGCTCACTCAAGGCTAAGGTTGCTGACTTCTTCCTGCCTAAGAATGCTGGAGTGGAGTCTCTGCGTCAGGCTATCGAGACGGCTAAGGGGCGCGAGGTAGCGCTAGAGTATATCATCCTAGGTCAGACTGCAGACGAGCAGATCGTCGCTAACAACGAGGAGCTAGCTAAGACTCTCATCAAGCCGGGTATCTCTCCGGAGGACTACGCAAAGGCTGAGGCTAAGATCCGGCAGGAAAATCCAGAGCTATTCGGCGCTCTAGTCAACATGCGTGAAGAGTTCAAGAAGAACAGCCTACAGATCGTAAAGGAGCTGTACGAGTCTTCACGCGTAGAGAACGGTGAGTTCAAGCCTAGCCCTGCAGTAGTGCGCCAGATCAATGCTATCATGGCTAACCTAGATAACTACTGGACTACGGCCTATCAGGTACACAATCCGAAGGAACGTAAGCAGTGGCAGGAGCTAGTTCGTGGTACCGACAAGGGTAAGAAGATTCTACAGGATGCTACGGAATTCCTACGCAACGACCTGACTAACTTCGAGCTGGACAAGCTTGAGAAGATGCCGCGTGCTCGCCTTGAGCGTATTCACGCTGCTTGGATCGGAGAGGCTGGAGTCAGCGCTCTCAAGAAGGATGAGCTAGTATCAGCTCTTCGCGCGTTCTTTGCCGTGTCTGATCCGCGTAACTCTGAGGCTGCAGAAGCTACAGTCACTACGGCTATTCAGGACCTACTACGCGAGACCCGTGGCGTGGACAGACTGACCAGGTACTTCTCGCAGAATCGAGTAGGACTCGGGGCGCTCAAGGAGCGTGTTGATGTACCTGCTCCCATCGCTGCGTTGATGGGCAAGATCGAAGACCCGCTAACGGTGATCTACAACACCCAGCTAGCTCAGGGCCTGCTGCTTGAGCAGCTACGCTTCGCGCGCCAGCTAAAACAGGACTACACTGGCAAGTACTTCTTCAATTCTAAGAGTGATGCTACTGCCTCTGGAGTTACTAACGCTGTAGAGCTACGCGGCCCGTCTATGGGCGCGCTGAACGGAATGTGGACTTCATCCGAAGCTGCTCAGATGTTTGCCAACGACTCTGAGACTAGGCACCCACTAGTCGAGTTGATGTCGAATACTCTCGGCAAGTACGCCAGTGTCTTCAAGTTCACTAACCTAGTACTCAATCCACTACTGATGCTCTACAACGGCGTCGGTTCTTTCAGCATGGCTGTGGCTAACGGCGTAGGCCCTTCTTACATGAGTAAGATTATCCCCGCTGTGATTGGCACTACTGCTGCTAACCTAGAGGCGCTCAAGACTGGTAAGTTTAACCAGCAGACGTACGACATGTACCGCAACATGCTGGCTGATACTCCGATTGCGGAGGCTATGCGTCGTCGTCCTTTAGAGCAGGCGGTAGAGAACCTGCGCTCGGCCGGCGCTATGCCCGATAGCTCGACGTGGGAGCGTGCGAGTAAGGCCGCCGGCAATAGCTACAGTGCCCTGTGGACTATCTACTCGGGTATGGACCTAGGCGCTAAGCTGGTAGTGTACTACAAGCAGCTAGACGTCCTTACTGAAGTAAACGATAACCTGCCACAGGAGCTACGCCTAACGAAAGATCAGTTATCAGAGCGTGCTGCTGCGCGTACCCGTCAGACTACGTTCTCGTACGAACTAGCCGCTTCTTTAGTCCGCGACCTTGATCGTACCGGTATCTTTGTATTCGCTACCTACCAGTACGAAACGTTCCGCTCACTGCTAATGTCCGGCTACCGAGCTGCTGACGATATCCGCCTAGCTGATACTCTGGCTAACGAGGGCCACACTGCTGCTGCTAACGTTCTCCGTGGACATGCTGCCGGACGTAGTATCGGCATCGCTGCTGCCATGAGCAATCAGTATCTAGCTAATAAGCTAGCGCTAGCTGCATTCATGGGCTTTGCATCAATGATCGGCTATGGCCTAGATGAAGGAGACGAGGAAGAGCGCAAGAAGGTAGAAGATGCCTACCGTATGTCCAACAGTTTCGTCATGAACAAGGACGTGCGCGTAGTGGGCAAGGCTCCGGACGGCTCGTACCTGATGGTAGACGTAGGCCGAGTAACGGATCCTTACGGTCCGATGACGGAGCTTATGGGTGCGATCGGATCTGGCGATACTGAGCGCATTGCCTCGGCTACTGCTGCCCTAGTCTCGCTCAACCCGCTACTCAAGGATTCGGCCAAGATGATTACCGGTCAGAGTCGTGTGCCTACTGCTATCCGCAACGATCCAGAGGCGGACGCCGGATATAAGGCTGCTGGACTAAACGACAACTTCATCAACTTCGCTGCAGGCTCGTTCTTGACCGCGAGCGGTATGCTCAAGCAGCCGATCGTAGAGGCGTCTAAGTTCACAGGTCTGCTAGAGGAAGTGGATGTAGTGCCGGAAGAGGCGGTAGTAGAGCACTGGGCCGTAGAGATGGCTACTAACAATTTTATTAAGATGCAGAGATTTGATCCCATCAAGAGCATCAATCTCCTACAGCAGCAGGATCTACGTACGGCTAAGCGTGACCTTAATGACGTGGTAGCTGCGTCAGCTACGCTGGATATGGACAACATTCGTAGCCAGTACCTAGACGTACGCGCTCAGGAAGTTGAGGGACTCAAGGAGTACGTGGCTCTAGCCGAGATTGCTAGACTTTCTGGAAAGACTCCGGAGGAGATCGCCGCTGCTCTAAAGGAAACTAGCCTATCACGTGGTCAGCAAACCTACGTATTAAACCCAAGAGCTGTAAACTTTAGCTCGTCCGTGCTGTCTGAATCTACCATTAAGCAGCTAGAACAGGACGAGATGGCCAAGGCAGATACCCGTCAGCGCCGTGTCCAGATTGCTAACAAATACCGAGAGCTTCGCCGCGAGCTTAACAAGATCGACAGGGAGAGCCGTTAATCATGCTACCACAGTTCAACAACCAGAATACCCCGGTAACTCCGAACAACGGCAATCCGAATACCATCTACAATCAGCCGCGAAAGCCGGCTGCATTTGAAGGGTTCAGCAACTACGAGACTATTCCAGATAGTCCTCTAGATCCTGTCTATAATCCTACTGATGCTGTTACTCCCACGTTTGTTCGGCCCATTAAATCCCCGGAAAGGTACGTAGCTCCAGGGCCGGGCACTCCTGTAGGTGGGGCATCGCTAGAGCCTACGCCCATGACTAAACTCCCGGTTACTGCGGGAGGATCGGCCGCTCCTATCATCAAGCCTAACCCGGTATCGGTAGGTGGTCCGGACACTAGTCCGGGGGTAGTAGGTCCTAGCATTCCCGGCGAATACCTGCGTCCGACTGTAACGCAGCCTGAGGCTCCCGTAGACAAGCGTACGACCATGGGCCAGTGGCTTCCGCGCTTCGCTATCGATACGTCCTCAATGGGCACTCAGTTCGGTCCTAGTGGCAATTCGTCTCTGGACTACTGGCGCTCCCGCCTAGCGGCTATCTCGTCTCCTCAGCAGACCCAGCAGCCAGAGGCTCCTGTTGTAGTACCTACTAAGCCAGTAGTCACTCCAGCCCAGCCTAGTGAACCTACGCAGCCTGTCAATCCTACTAACCCAGTGGTACCTGTGATTCGTCCGTCTGATCCGGTACGCCCCGGCCAGTCTTCTGGTATGGAGAAGCTAGGTAACGTAGTGCAGGCTAGAGCGCCGTGGACTAACTGGTGGAGCGCCGGCAGCCGCCTATCTCAGCAGGACTTTAACCGAGTCATGAATGCTATTCAGCCTTCGTCCCCAGCCGAAGCTGAGGCGTTTGCCCAGCAGGTAGCTAACATCTACAACAGCGTGACTCCGGAACAGCGTGCTGAGATTGACGCTGACATTGACAAGGCTGCGGATCCAGCTACTCCGATGCCGGAGAAGGTCTCTATTCTTCAGAGAATCAAAGCTCTGCTAGACAAGGCTGGAGGAGTCATTGCTAACGAAGCTAGGTCTTACGGCAATGCGTGGAGACAGAATCCTGTACGAGAGATCATCAACATCGGAGTACCGGGACTAGGTGACGCTGTGTTCGGTAGAGGCGGCGGTACTGTGACTGTAGGTAATCCAGTAGTAGAGGAAGATAAAGTAGACGTTCCCTCAGCTAAGGGCCGCTAACTATGGCAGATCCGTACGTACTAGTTAAGTCTAGTAACCCTGACGTCGAGCGAGCCCAGCTAAACAAGATCCTTGCCCGCCTAGCGGAGCTAGCAGCGCAGGGAGTCGCAGGTCCAGCAGGACCTACAGGAGCTACCGGTCCAGCGGGAGCAACGGGTCCTCAGGGCCCTCAAGGTGTAGCCGGCCCGGCAGGCCCTCAGGGGTCTCAAGGATTGATGGGACTAGCAGGGCCACAAGGTCCGCAAGGAATCCAAGGTCCTCCGGGGGAAGGTGGCGGCACAACCATTCTTAAGGGACAAGTCACTCTAACGCTAGGCGACGGCAGTGGAACTCTATCCCACACACAGACGTTCTCCACCACAGGAGTCACTAGCTCTATGCACGTAGATGTGAGACTGGCCGGGGTAGCTTCTACTGAAGAGAACGAGCCGGAACTACTAGACCTTGTGTCACTATGGGCGGTACCGTCAACAGATTCAATTGAGGTAGGCGTGACATTTTCAACACTAACATCCGGCCCTGTGCTGGTTAACTGGAGCGCATTCTAATGGCAAAGCTATCAACTAACAGAAAGCTAGGAACCCAGCATCCTAGAGAGAACTTCCTAGTTACTGGATCTCTTGCGTCTGTCAACGCCGAACTACTGCTAGATGTAGACGGGTGCTCTACTTTTACCCTAGATACTCGCGGTACTTTCGTAGGTACTCTAGTACTCGAAGGTACTGTTGACGGCACTAACTGGCAGGCAATTCCAGTAAAGCCGGTGAATGCCGCGTCTCTACTGCTGCAGCTAAACGTAACCACGGCGGGTACATTTGTTGGAGAGTGCGTAGGCTTTGATCGCATTCGCGTACGTATGAGTGCGTACACCTCGGGTGCTGCCGTCACTACCCTACTAGCTGTTAACGGTATCCTGCCTACCGTGCTAGGTGCTCGCCTCACTGCAGGCGTAGGCACGACTGTAAGTACCGCTGGCGCTGCTGTAACCCTCACGCTCGCATCTCCGGGCGCAGGCTTGCGTCACTACCTAACCTATCTGTCAATCGACAGGTTCGCTACTGCAGCTCTCACTGCCGGCACTGCTCCTGTGACAATCACTACCACCAATCTTCCAGGCCCCCTAGCATTCTCATTCGCTGCAGACGCGGCCCTACAAGGTACGCTCGACCGCTGGCGTGAAGACTTCGCCTTCCCGATCGCAGCCTCGGCGGTGAACACCGTCACGACCATCGTGTGTCCTGCCACTACGGGCGTTATCTGGCGCGCGACTGCCGGCTTCTACGTAGCTCCGTAACTATGACGTGGGACACTCGACCTAAGGGCCAGAAGAAAGGCGACGCGCTCAGTCAACTGCTGAATGCCTGGTTCTTTAATGGCAATCCCGACGAATCGCTGTCGGGACGTAGCTACTTCGAGACGGAGATAGCCTACAAAGAAGGACGCCCAGTGCGTACTGTCTGGAGAGTAGTCCGCTTCCTAGCGGAAGTGCTGTTCTACTATCGAGATCGCGGGAATCATACCCGCCTAGCATTCATCGAGGATATCGAGCGGGCAGGAGTTAGATACGAAGCCACGTTTAAGTACATCAACTACGTGTAATAAGGGAGCGTCAAGTAATGTCTACTGGACTATCAGAGGAGAAGACTCTGTACCTACTAACTGAACAGTTTAGCAATCTACGCCAAGATCTAGCTCACGCACGAGACTCTTACGCCGACTTGCTAGAGAAGGTCAGTGCTCAGTCGGTATTACTGGCGTCTCTGGCAGAGAGAATCGATGCTAACAACCGTCTACTAGACGAACGTAAGAAGACCGATCATAGTAGGATCAAGGATCTAGAGGACGAGTGCGTTAAGCTGTACGATAGGGTCGAGAGTCTAGAGAGATTCAGATGGAAAGCTGCAGGTGCTCTGACTGTCATAGTCGTAATGGGGGAAGTACTGCGAGATAAGATCGGACTATAAATGGATATCAACATTCTAGTTACCCACCCGTTCCTGATGTTATGGGCAGGACAGTTTCTCCACATCCTGAAGAAGGTGAAGGAACTAGAAGAACGTAACCCTAGGATCACGATTAGGAAGTACGTTAAGCGGCATTCTTACGGAGTCACGTTCTCCCTGATCGGTGGCTTGGTAGCTTACGCCATGCTATTTGAGATGGGAGAACTCTCCGCTGTTTCTGCTTTCATGGCTGGCTACATGTCAGACAGCCTAATCGACGCGGCTGCTAGTCGTGTCAAGCGCAAGGTATCCGGAGATGCCGGGTACTACGACTACGAGGATACCTACAATGCTCCCAGTGACTACAGACCTAGTAATCCCCCCGTCCGTGACGAAGACCTTTAAGCTTATTGGCTACGGCCTAGTCCTAGCTCTGCTAATCGGAACGCACACGGCGGTGTATATGAAGGGTCGCTCTGACGTAGAGGCTAAGTACGCTAGTGCTACCGTAGAGCAACTAGAGGAAGATATCACGGATAACGCTGAACGTATCGAGCGGCAGGTAACTACTCTGTCTAACGAACTAGCGGCTAGCCGTGCCCAGAACCGCAAACTACAAGAGGCTATCGATGCAAACCAGACTGTCAACACTAATCCTGCTTGCGATCTTAGCGACGATGAGTTCCGCCTGTTCAATGATGCCGTCTCCGAAACCCAACGTGGTGTGCCCGACGGTGGTGTTGGAGCCCTGCTCTCCGCTAAATCCTCTAAGGAATCCAAGCGCGGGGGAGCTGAAGACTAGATCGAATGAATGGGTAACTGAGTATCGAGTGTGCCAGCTTAAGCACCAGTTCCTGACCGAGTGCTTCGAGGCCACGAGAAAGAAGGACTAAAAGAAAAACGCCCCGCTAGATTGCTCTGGCGGGGCGCTTTGTTTAACGCTTGATTGCAGCTACCTTGGTAGCGGTCTCTTGCGGATACTCTCGCTCCGAGTCAATCGGAATAGCATCCTCCACATCGACCCACTCGAAGCTATCTTTCTTACGCAGTAAGACGTTTAGCTTTCCGACCTCACAGTACTCGCTTACCGGAACGTACTCAATAGCTACGGCATTCTTGATCTGTGCTAGCAGAGGAGTATCTTCTGAGTTACTTAACATCCAGCTCATCTTCGTCATCTCCAAAGTCTAGTTCTAGTTGCTCTGGAGGCTCTTCGCCGTCGAACGGCTCGTCTCCGTTTAGTAGCTGTTCGATCTCAGTCAGCAGCATGATCAGTGTGTCAGTGATCTGGCTACTACGTTCTGTGTCTAGCAGTACCGCTTTGTCTAGAGCCCGCTCAAGCAGCAGCTTTGCTCTGTGTGTGCTACGTGCTGGTAGATCATCACCCCAGTCCATAGTTAAGTTCTCCTCTTGCTCGGTACGTAGTGCCCGCCAAGAGCGGAGCGAATATGAGGAGTCACGTCAGTGCTCGGAGGGAACGCACGCTTGATGATATCTACGGCTTCTACTTTGTTACCGGCTAGAAACTTAGACACCGCGTTAGCGTACAGTCGGTCGGTCATGATTCGTCGATCTTGGACTAGCATCTAGCTACCTTGTTAGTTGTGGGCTAGGCTAAAGCGTTCTTTGGCACGCTTGTAGTTACGCTGGAGGAATCGCGCAAGGGACATACCTTCGTACTCCTCACACAGGTAGTTCATGTCTAGAGGCATCTCACTAAAGTCACCGTCCCGTACGGCGTTGAGTACGACAACTCCTCGCCAATGGGAATTTGCCATACCTTTGTACGGCTCGTCATGGAGATAGCAAGAGCCCGCGACAATTCCTCTAATGACTTTCCCGGCGGCAAGCTGCTTAGACCCGATATCGTAGCCCTGAACGTGCCCTTGAACATAAGGAACTCCAATTGCAGAGAGCTTGTGGTGGGCTGTCCCTCCGATTGGACGACCTGTATTTGGGTTGGAGAAATAGTGCGCGTACGTAATTCCATCCACAACGATAGCGCGAGGGCCTCCATTGAAATACTCGATGACTTCCCAGCCCAGCGACCGGTCAACCAAGTTGTGAGGACCCATGAGCCCGTCAAGGCGAGGATCGTTAGCAATAGTACGATCCATTCGATGTTCATGATTACCTCGTAGAATGATCTTGCGCTTAGGTTTGAAGTCACCCATGGAGTGTTCTAGGATCCGCAGAGCTTCGTTGCCTGCCTCTACGTCCTTGATGTATCGGGCTCCTTCCTTGTCAATAGATCCGGCAGGAGACCAGCTACTGAGAGAAGGAAAGTCCCAGTGATCCCCCATGTGGATAACTACGTCAGGCTTGTATCGGGCAATTGCTTTGCCCACCCACTCGAAGTGAGCCATAGGCGTGCCCGGACTTACCTGCGTGTCTGGGATGATGAAGTGACGCTTAGCTTTACTCATCAATAGTCTGCCCTGTGAACTGCCAGTACGGAACAAAGAAGAACCAGAAGGCTGTGTGGTACCACTTAGGAGGGATCTGCACGTTTACAGCGAACGCCCCGTCTTCGTCAGACATGTCTACGATCTGGTAGGCTGTACGGTAGAATAGGAATGCACCCATCAGGTACAGCCATAGGATAACAAATGCTACATACTCGTTCATCGATTTACTGTCTCCTGCTTAGTCTCGCCGTACTGAGCGATAAAGTTAAGGACTAGTTGTCCCATGACCAGCGCTGCCGGTACCTTACCCTGATCGTAGATAACACCGTCCGGCGTCTCGAACGCTGCCTTCACTTCGATGCCGTTATCCGGCGCTTCGGTTAGGATCAGCTTAAACTGCGATAGCTCAGCCATTCTTAGGATTCTCCATCCACTCGAACGGGATCTCGCCGTTCTCGGATACGTGATACTTGATACCTACCTTACGGCACCAGTCAGAGTAGCGAGTCTTACTCTGCTTGGAGATCTTATTGTCGCGCATCAGCAGGATGCGGATGTCTAGATCTGGATGCTGTTCTACTACTAGCTGCATCTTCTCACGAGCCTTGGCATCGAGCTTGCCCTTTGCTTCGACGTAGATCCCGTTGAACAGGATGAAGTCTGGCGTGTACCTACGGCTCTTAACCGGAACCTTGTACGGGATGCTGGCTGACTCGTAGCTGAAGTCTACGTTATTACTCTGTAAGAATTTCCAGAGCTTGCGTTCGTAGCCTGATCGTGTGTCGCTAATCTTCTTGGGAGGTGCTGGTGCTTTCTTCTTAGGCATCTCGCAGAACCTTCCACGCTGTAGGCCAGAGGGCCTCTAGCTGGCGATCGATCTCGTTAGCGTAGTGACGGATCTCTAGCTGCGCCCCCGGATCAATGCGTAGCTTGTACCAGTGTGCCCAGTTGCGCAGATTAAACGTACAGTAGAAGCGAGTAACCATGCAAGTCGGCAAGACCCCTCGCGCAAGTTCGCGCGCCACGCCGAGAGTGAGCAGAGCGTCGTAGCTGCGCTTTGCGAACTCTAAGGAGTCTTTGTAGTACTGTGCTGCTTCGTCCTGCGACTCAACCTCACCCTCGCTAGCCTGCTTGTTTTTAGCCGCCTGGGCGCGGAACGTACCGGGGATGTAGTACGTGTCCGAAGGATCGCTGGTATACCTCATACTAATCTCGTTAAACTGCCCGGTGCGATGCCTCATCCACTCCCGTGCCACATATAGAGGAGCTTCGACGAGGAACGTAGCTGACTGATGCTCGAACGGAGAGAAGTGCTTGTGCTCCGCTAGGAACCGCATCAGCTTTAGATCCTTCTCTGGATCGTCTCCAGTCTTGTCCTCTCGTCCGTGTGATACACGGGCTGCGGATACCGGGAAGCTGTCAGCATGTTCGAGATACTTGAGTGCCTCGTTCTCAGCTTTCACTGCCGTATGAGCTACTAGCTCGATACGCATATCGGCTAGCGTCTTGAAGTTAATCCCAGTCACTGTTGTCCTCCGGCTTACCAGCCATCACACGTTCCATGTTGTACAGCGCACGCTCCACATCTACCGGATACCAGCCCGCCGAGTCTCGCGTGTTAACTCCGAAGCAGTCCATAAAGATCTTCTGCGTATCTGAGTTCAGGCTGTGAACTAAGTCGTCAAAGGCTTCGTCAGTTACTCGCCAGCCGTAGGCTGTTCTGGTGAGAGGGACTCCGTAGGAGGCGCACTTAGGACAGCCGGGGAGGATTTGGTGAGGATCCAAGGACACGTGCTGTCGCGCTTCCTTAGAATCCACAGTAGCTGAGCCATTTCGCTTAGTTTGCTTTGCCATTCGTCTTCTCCATAGTAGCGACGGTATTCGCGCTTACATACCTCGAACCATCCGTCAGGGTTATCACTTTCGTCTAGCAGCTTCTCTGTAGTCTTAGGACCAATCTTAGGCACGCCCTGAATGTTGTCCGTAGGATCGCCAGTAAGTAGCTGAGTAAAGAACCATCGCTCGGCAGTAAGCCCGTCGATGAACTTGGCTTCGCCCTTGACGAAGTTGTAGTGCCAGCCCTTGATCATCTTCATGTCTTTGTCGATAGAGATGATACAGCTCTTGCCCTTCAGTTCGTACTGTCGAATGCCCTGCATATCGTCAGGCTCAATGCCGTCAGTAGGGATTGCCTTGTGGTACTTGAGCAAGTACTCCCTAATCTCATTATAGTACTGAGGCTTAGGTGTGTCAAGTCTGTTACCCTTGTAAGGTTTAGTTTTAGCAATCTCGTTACGGAAGTTACCGTTACCGCTGATGTATAGCTCTGCCGGACTATCAAACGGAGCAAGAGCGTTAGCTACTACCATCTTGACGGAGTGCAGTACGTTCTCGATCGGCTCGTCTTTCTCGGCAGCGAAGCCTACACGGTATACAATCAGATCGCAGTCAAGGAGCGGGGTCAGCTTCCGAATCTTGGTAAGTGTATCGCTCACCTTTGAACTCTCCTTCAGGAGTATAGTAGATGCCTTCTATCAGAAGATCGTTAAGCTCGGAGGCGTACGTGTGATGTAGGACTAGCATGACCTTCTGCTGCGGTAGATCTGAGTAGCCGTAACGTAGGATATCGAGAGCTACTTTGATCCTAGCTAGCAGGCTCTTGCCGTCAGCGTTGACTGAGATCGGTGTATTGAATACTAGGGTACACCAGTCACCTGATCGCTTAGCCTCTACGATCTCCCCCTTACGTAGTGGTGCTAGGATTACCGTCGTGTCATTCAAGCTCGTCATCAAGTCTGCTCCTCCAGTTAGTATCTCGTTCGTATGGCTGGTGCAGCGGGTGATCCCGCCGTCCCAGCTTCTCGTCCTTCTTCTTGTCACGAAAGCGCGAAGGCTTAGTGTATTCGTGCATAGCCTTGGCTACTGGGTTACGGAGCTTAGGGGGCTTGATACTCATTAGCCGTCTCCACTAGAGTCGCGTAGTTGCTGTCTTGCAGCACCCCGTACACTACGCCCGGAAGCTCCGATAGACGGATAGGAAACACGTCGATCTCTTGGAGTTCTCGGGGACGTACCCTTACGACTAGTCGCTGGCCGTCGCAGTTACCCTCGAAGTAGAAGTGTCCTCGCAAGTAGTTGGAGAACTTCACATAAGTAAAGCCGTACGTCTGCTTGAACTCCTTAACGGTTATCACCGCTACCTCCGATTACGTTACGCTGCTTGCGAGACTCTAGCTTGGCTACGTTACCGTCAACGACTTCCTGCATCATGATGCGCTGATCCTTAAGGCACCGAGCTAGCTGCCACAGAATGTCACCGCCTTCTTTAACGAGATCAGCACGTAGCTTTTCGATGTGGACGATGTACTCTTCTGGCGGCATACCTCGACCGGCTACGTCGCGCCTGAACTTAGCCAGCTTACCTAGAAACTCTCCCACTTCTTCGGCCAGAGCTAGCTGCGGGTAGCTAGGATCGGTGTAGATAGCGGTAGTCTCAGTCCAGTCTTGGTATTCGTTAAACGTTTGCATTCAGCACCTTATAGGGTAGGTCGTTTCCTTCTGGGAAAGTGAAGCGATACTCAAGCAGCATGATGACGTTAGCCATAATGTGCCCGATGTGATGCAAGCCTGAGTCCTTGTCCAGTTCCTCACCCTCGAACCACAGCTTGTCAGCGTGACGACACGCGCAGGCGAGAGGGACAGACCAAGCCATACCCTTCATCCAGTTATGTGCAGCGTACTTTTGCTTGCCGAACTCGAACACCTTAGCTGTGATGTTCTGTACCTCAGGCTCGGCCATCTTCGTCTTAAACCAGAGTCTAAGTGCGTCGTCGTCCCCTTTGTGGTACAGGAATGACAGGCTGGTTAGCAGAGCACCATGCTCTCCTCCCTTGTTACGCAGGAATGCCGGAGGGATCAAGCTCAGGTCGGGCTTACCGTCGTTAAAGCGGGCACCACTTCCGCGTTCGGTGCTATTAACATCACCCACAGGCATACTCTTTCACTCCCTCTTTAGCGTATGGCGGCACCTCCGGGAACAGCCGAGCGTGCGCTTCTGTGTAAACAAGACCTGCAAACTCAGCGTCGTCGAAGTAGCCGAGGCCCAATCTCTTCTTATTTACTGTGATACGTACCATCCACTTCTTGCTCTTTTTACTCCAACTAACTCCTCTATGTCCTGAGATGGAGTTAACTGTTTTGCAGTTCTGCATGTTGGCGGTAGGTGTACACAGGCGTAGGTTGCTTGGATGATTGTTGAGCTTGTTGCCATCTATATGATCTATGTGCATATCAGGCCATTGACCGTTCTCTAAAAACCAGACAATACGGTGTGCGGCATAGCTAGTCTTCCCTACTTGCACGTATAAGTAGTCTCTGTTACGGTACCCGGCAGGTCTGTCGGCGATTCTGCGGTTGTAGCCGTCGCGCTTTCGTCTCCACAGTACGCCACCCACGTGATACACATCGGTCTTGATTAGGTCTAGCTCTGTGGTCGGCGGCTGCTTACACTTCATAGGACTCTACCCCCGTCTCGGTGGTGTAGACAACACGTTTAATACCGGCAGCGACAATCTCGCTATGACACGCAGCACACGGCTTGCAGTTGGCCCACTTGCCATTCCGGTCAAGCCGGGCAACGTAGATGGTGTGCGGTTGCGTAGCAACCCAGCGTTCTTCACTGCAAAACTCCTCAGCGGCAATAATAGCAGCGATCTCTGCGTGAAGGCAAGGGTTCTCGATCTGCTTACCAGTGCGCTTGTTGGCGGCATACTGGCGGGGGTGCGTACGCCGTTGATTCCATCCGTAGCCTACGTGGCTACCCTTACTGTCAGCGACTACAGCCCCGATCTTAACGCGCCCGAAAGTACTCGTAGTACTGTTGTTAAGGGCAGTCGCTAGCGCCTTGCGATCTTTATCGTTAATCATGTTTAGTCTCTAGTTAAGGTGCCCCGTATCGCCGGGGCCACGCGCTTACGACTTAGCGGATAGCCATGCCTCGCATAGCGTCCCAGATGCCGTAGTTCGGATTACCGTCCTTGTGGGCACGAGCCTCGCCTCGGGTCGAGGCGCGGCGTAGCGGCTTAGCTACACCAGTCTTGGCGTAGGTGTTCTTTGAGAAGATGAAGTAGCGCTTGGCAATAGCAGTCATGTGTAGTTCTCCTTATAGGATTTCGCAAACGCCTGACACGCAGGCAAGGTCCTGAACACCGGTAGTAGTATCTTCGCGCTCGAAGTCCGAGAGCTTAGCCCAGTCGATGTTCTTCGGGAAAGCTTCGGCAGCCTTTACATAAGTAAGCTCGTCAATCTCTTGATACGGAGCCTGCTTGTAAGTACCGCCGTCGTACGGTAGGAACGAGATGCCGCTCAGGTCGTTGAAGTTCTTGAACACCCAAGCACCTACGTCAACCCATTCGTGCTCCTCTACGTTGATCGTGACGCTGACCTGATGCTCCGCCCAGTGCTTGTTATACATCATCCACAGTTCTAGGTGATCCAGCGCCTTAACGTCGTCTCGCGTCTTGCAAACATCCGGAGCTTTGATCGGGAAGTAGAACACTGTAGTACTGTCAGGCTTCATGACGCACGGCTCGTTAGGAATACCTACCGCCTTCATGAAGTCCGTCATCGGATCCTTGTTGTCACCGCGAACTGATCGCAGGTAGAACTTGGAGTGACGAGGATGGATACCGGAAGCAGCGTTGGTTAGCTGACTGACAGTGCCGCTGGGCTTTACTGTCGTAGTAGCAGCCGAGCGATTGATACCTAGCGCATCCGCTAGCTCTGCGTTCACTTCGTTAACGTGCGCCTTAAGCTGCTCAAGAAACTCAGCCAGCTTAACCTTGCCCATGCTGCCGTTAGTCAGACTGTTGTCGTAAATACCAGTAAGGCTTACTCCAAGTAGTCGCTCTTCCTCAGCGTTCTTTTTCCAGACCGGACGCACATATCGAAAGTTGGTGAATGTAGACTGGATCGTACCGAGGATCGCAGCAATGCGAGCCTTGCGGAGAAGGGCGCTCTCAGTATCGTCAGCACGTACTACTACCTCAGAAAGATTACACAGTCCAGCAGAACGTAGAGCAATCTCAGCACAAGGATTAGTACCTACGATCTTATCTGCATCACGCTTACCGATACGTTCGGTCTTATCACGAATGCCCTTACGATAGTAGATCCCGCGCTCGCCGCTCTTACTGTTGTAAAGAGAAGTCCACTCTTCTAGGAACTGGCCGATGGTAGGCACATCCTCGTACACGGCGGAGTTGTTAGCCAGAGCAAACTCCGGGTTACGTTCCCACCACATACCAGCCTTAGCGTCCCGAACTCTCGGAGAGCTAAGATCCGACAGAGAGATCAAAGCAGAACGACGGACACCTCCGACTACTACAATCTCTCCGATCTTGCAGACCAGCCCGTGTACTTCTAGATCAGTGAGCTTACGCCCAGCAGCGTTGCGGAAAGTACGAATGGTATAGTTGAATAAATCCACCAGCGGGTCAGGACCAGAAGCGCGTCCTCCAAATACCTTGAGACGCGCGCCCTTAGGTCGGATTTTGAAAACATCGAAGTGAGGCAGCTTGCCAGCATACAGCATAGCAATAAGCTCGCGGTAAGCAGAGGCCCAGCCAATCCGGCTATCGCCAACCACGATAGTAGAGTCTGTTTCATGGAAAGACTCTGCTACGTCAGGTAGCTGATTTACATAGCGGGTTTCGCAGGAGAACCCTACACCAGTGCCGCACGTCAGGATGTACAGGATCTCGTCGAATGCTCGCGGGTGATCCATCGCCACGAATGAACAGTTGTAGAGAGCCATCTCGTCCCGCTTCGCTGCTTCGCCAGCGGTCATCAGCGCGCGCATTGACGGCATCACTTCCAAGTTCAGAATTGCTGATCGAATCTCGGATCTGTCGATAGTAAGCTGGGGCACTTTGTCTAGCACCGGGGCTACGATGTTCTCCATGTAGCGGTCCACTGTCTCCGGCCAAGTCTCTCGTCGGTTCTGTTCCGGAAGCCAGCGGCTGTAGCGACTCAGGGCAATGAATGTCTGGAAGTCTGTTGGTAGATAGTTCGTCGTCATCAGTTTCCTTTAGTTCTAGTAGGTAGGCGAGGCGGCGTAGCTCGATCGCTACGCGCCTCGGAGAAATGTCAGGATTCATAGTCGCAACCCGGACTAGCCGGGTGCGAAAATCCTCGATCTCGGACGCGGTGATTAGTCCCACCGCTCCCCGTCCTCAAGTCCGGCAGTATCAGGATTGCCATCCTCTTCTGAATCTGGATCCTTAGCTACCTTACCGACCGAGTAGTTGTAGAACTTCTCAGTAGTCTCGTCTAGGAAAGCCGAGAGGATAGCAAACTTCTTGTCCGCGTTTGCAGTCTTCGGGAACTCAATAGCGCCATTAGCCACGGCGAGCTGGATAAACGTGAGAGCAGAGTTTCGCGCTGCCTGCTTAGAGATGACGTCCTGCCGCTTGTCGTCGTTACCACCGCCGTAACCGCCACGGCTAGGGGGTGCAGTTCGAGTAGGCGTCTCTGCTGGAACATCCTCTCCAGTAACGCGCTCGACCTTACTACCTTTGGTCAGGTTCCAGTACTTGCCATTCTGCGTGACGTCAAACTTAACGTAGTCACCTTCGCTAGCCTTCGGCGGATACTTGCCGATCGAGTAGTACTCGTTGTTAACTTGGATCGAGTACATGGTGCCATACTGAGTGTCACGTGACGAGATTTTCTGAATCTTACCCTTAACGATCATATGGTTACTTTTCCTTTCTGGTAGCTGTTCCGTCCGGAAGGACGTTATAAATGATCTCGGTAGGAGACTCGCCCCAGTTCCGAGATAGTTTGATTCCGCAACCCAGCGGGGCTACGAAGTCGAAGTTGTATCCCTTACTCAGGTAAGGAAATACAGCATCAGTGAAGCACCACTTACTCAGTTCTTCATACAGTTCCTCACTACCTTTTGGTACTAGCGAAATGATACTGTCGTGGATTGTGTTGACCACTACAATGCCAGTGTCCTCAATCAAGTGCCAGAAGTGTACCAGCACCAGCGGGATAATCTCCCCAGTAGCAAGCCCCTGCACTGGGAAGTTATGGACTTCCGTACCTACGTTTACGTGGCCAGTCCGCGTACTAACCTTTACCTCGGGCCAGTAGAACTTGAGGCCGTATGGTGTAGTCAGCTCCTTGCTGTTGATCACGTTAAGAACCCACTCACGTTGGGTATCAGAGATACCCTTGTACTTCTGTTTGAAGAACTCGGCGTACGCCTTCTGTGCTTCGGTCTTACCCATACCGCCGTACAGCGGAGCGAAGGTGGAAGCCTTGGCCTGCTGTCTAGTGGTAGGCTCGCCTGCTTCGGTAAGAACCTGAGCCGTAACCGAGTGAACATCCGTACCTGAGATGATCTCGTCGATTGCAACCCTGTCCCTGCCGAGTGCAGCAGCCACGCGGAATTCGAGCTGGGCTGCGTCAGCCTCTCCAACGTAGTAGTCCTCATTTCCTGACCAGAACAACCGCTTGTACTGGCGAGGAAGGTTCTGACCCTGTACTCCCTTCGGCTTCTTCTGTCCGGTAAAGAGTAGTGGCCTGCCGCTAGAGCTAAGACGTCCTGTCTTAGTCACACCCTGATTGAATGCGGCGTAGAACTTACATCCGTACTCACGTACCACGCCAACAAAGAACTCTAGGTTCTTACTCAGTAAGGCTGATAGCTTGTTGAACTCCTTGTACTTCTGCAGGAACGTGGCCTGAGAATCGTTCCTAGCTACCAGCTTGCCTAGAGTAGCGGAGTCAGTAGCTAGTACGCCCTTAGCTGTTACGATCGGAAGCTTTGTATGTGGATCAGTCGGAGGGATAAACCCGAGCTTCTCGTACAGCAGGGCGGCTAGCTGCTTACCGCTGTTGAAGTTAACGCCATCACCTGCGATCTCACGAAGAGAGGCGGAGGCATCCTGATACTGCTTGATCGTAGTCTCGTACTCGTCCATCACAGCACGAGGATCAAGTGTCAGTCCGTTGAACTCGATGTCTGCTAGAACAGAACACGTCAGGTTACGAACGTGAGCTAGCGGCAGCAGCTTAGCCTCGTCGAGTAGCTGAACCTGTTTGAGGAAGATCTCTAGCGTAGCCTTGACGTCGTGCTCGCAGTACTCCAGTAGCCAAGCCTTAGGGATCCACTCGACCGGATACCCGCTAGCAATCAGCAAAGAGATGTGGTCTAGCTTGCGTGTTACATTGTAAGACTTGGCTAGCGCTGAAAGGCTGCGCGGCTTGCGGAGATTACCGTCTAGTACCCACTGCCCGAGCATGGTGCAGTACGCCGGACGGCTGCGTAGATCGAAGCCGCACCGCTTGAGCCACTGCAGCTCGAACTTGGCGTTGTGTGCTACGAAGAACTCGCAGAACTTGAGGTCTTCGATAAGCTCCTGCATCTCGTACTCGTTGCCGAACTTGTACTTCTTGGTAACGGTAAGGTCATCACGATCTATGATCGTCCAGCAGGCGAGGATTAGCTCATTGTCTTTGTTGAGTGCTGACCCCTTGTCGTGTGAGGTAGTCTCGAAGTCTAGAACTGCGAAGCGTCCGGAGATAGGATCATTGTACCACTTGCTCCACTCTGGATCCCGCACGTGCGGGGGCAGCTTATCGTAAAAGGGATGCACCTTATTTATTCCTTAGAAGTCTTGGCGACGGGGCCGGCCCCGAGGACGGGAGCGGAATCGGTACACAGAATTAGTGTCCTCGAATTCCTTGATAGTACCATCCTTGTGATACTTGATCTTGAGGATAGGGTTCGTGCTCACTCGCGCGTCTGGATTATCTGACGGGTAGATATCGATGCACGGAAACTCGCCCATGTCTGCTGAGTATCCGTCAATCAACACAACTTCTTTGCGGGCCTTAGGCGTTACATGTGTAAGACGAGGCATGGCTAGTTCTCCTAGGTAGGTGGAGCGAACGACGGGACTCGAACCCGCAACATCGAACTTGGAAGGATCGCACTCTGCCAATTGAGTTACGTTCGCGGAAAGGTGGCACCCTCGGCTGGAGTCGAACCAGCACCGTGCGACTTAGAAGGTTGCTGCTCTGTCCTGTTAAGCTACGAGGGTATAGACTCAATGCTACGGAGTGTTCTCTTCGTAGTCAATAGTGATGCCGAACTTGTTAAGCTCCCGCTCAGCAGCCAGCATGTCAGCCTTATCATAGCACTGACGCGCGTGCCAGTATGCGCGGAGCAGGGTGTCAAGATAGTCCAGTCGGCTAAGGGTCAGGTGCATTTAGTCTGGACTCCAGAACTGATCGCACACGTTATCTTCATAGAAGAAGTCGTCGTAGTAATCCGGATCGTACTCAGGACTATCCTCGTCTTCTTCTTCATCCTCCATCTCCTCGTCAACAAGACGAGAGAGGTACTCGTCATAACCCGGCAGGCGGTTAGTCATACTTAAACTTAACCTCTTTGGCAGACCAGCTAGCAATCACGTATCCAGCGAACTCCGCCTCCTTCTTCGTATTAAAGTGTAAGGTTCGATTGATATCACGGATACCTAGCGGGCGCAATGCCCACATATCGTAGTACCCCGTGTCGCTAAAAATCTCGAACGTCATTTCGTTATTCATCGCGGCTCTTACTCCTGTAAGCAGGGACTCTGCTATCAATCCAATCAGCATCTAATTGCAAGCGAGCATTGACTCCTTTGCCAGCGTGATTGAGTACATAGTCCAGGACTCGACGTAGCTGAGGACTGTTCAGCGTAACTACTAGAGCGTCGCGCTCGGCCTCAAGCTCGCGGAACTTGGCGACTGCATCATTCGCGGCCTTTTCCGGCCCATGCTCGGCGAGGTAGCGCCCCCCGTCGCCGTGGATCATCGCCATCACTTCGCCGAACCATTTAGCGGCAGGCTCAAGCTCGCGGATCACGGCGTCGGCTTCGTACTTTGCGTACCACTGGCCGCCCTTGGATGCGTGGACGGTCACGCCGCGCGGCACTTCCCACTCAATTAGCGGCTTCACGGCGTCACCCGGACGACCGCATCGGGGTCTGTCGTAATGCGAAGGATTCGTCCGTCGTAGTCAACGCAGGGGAACGTCGGTGACGGGTCGCGGGCGACGGCGAGCGCCTTAGCCAGCACCTTTTTGACCTCCCACGCCCGGCGCGCGGTGAGGTCTACGTGGCTGTGGCCGATGCCGTGGCTCCCGTTGGGCGAGTAGCCGAGCGCCTTCTTACAGGCTTGCAGGCGCAATTTGATGTCGTCGCAGACCTCTGCGGTCGCCATAGTGCGTGGGG